GCACCGCAACCTGCACCGCAACCTGCACCGCAACCTGCACCGCAACCTGCACCGCAACCTGCAAGAAGAACCACATAAGATGAGAAAAACAACAATCTCTATGCCACCAAATGAAGCAACAAAGGCTTTGTTACAAATTTTGGGGTTAGATTCCTCCAAAGTGACAGAGATTGGTATTTATTTAAAAAATGGGAGTCCTCCAATGATAGAAATAAAACAATTGTTGGAGGAACATGAGTTGGGGAAAGTAATTGCTGTTATTAAGAAATATAAAATACAAGAAGATGTGTGAAGTTTGTGGAAATACAATACATGTAAATAATTCATATGACCCGACAAGGACAACCACGTTAAGAAATTTGTTTGCTCAAAAAATGACAAACAGGTTCACAAAGGTTAGACGTGAGGTTGTAGAAGCTATTGTAGAAAACGATGTATTTGGACTCAAACAACCTACTGTTTTTCAAACAAGGCCTGGACAATTTGACTTCCCAACAAGTGAGCAAAAAATAGAAGAGTTTATGCGTTGGTTAAGAACGATGGCAAATGAAGGGCTTTTGTCTGTCACCACCATTTCTCAAATAGGTAGATCTATGGAGGAGCGGTGGACAGACCTATATATTGAAGACAGTTACAAACGGGGTGTTATACGTGCTAGGCAAGAAATGAAAAATGCTGGAATGAATGTGCCTTTAATGGAGCAAACAGGAGGCATCTCTGCTAGTATGTCAACACCAATGCACTTAGAAAGAGTTGGTATTTTATTTATCCGCACATATGAAGACCTTAAAGGTGTTTCAGATGCAATGGCCGGACAAATAAGCCGGGTTCTATCACAGGGTTTTATTGATGGTGATAATCCACGGTTGATTGCCAGTAAACTAAACCATGTTATTTCCGGTATGGGGTCTGATCTTGGTATTACCGACACTCTTGGAAGATATATTCCGGCACAGAGAAGGGCAGAAATGATAGCAAGAACAGAGGTTATCAGAGCACACCACAAAGGCATGATTCAAGAGTATAGGAATTGGGGTGTGGAAGGTGTTAATGTATTAGCAGAATTCAGAACAGCAGGGGATAGAAGAGTATGTAGCATTTGTTCCGGTATGCAAGGAAACACATATACTTTAGATGAAGCAGAAAATATCATCCCAGTTCATCCATTATGCCGATGTATTGTTTTACCTTTTAAAGTTTAGGTGAAAAAAATTGTACTATCAAATAAGAAGTTGTATTTTTGAGGTAAATAACACTTAAAGATTAGAAAAATGAGTGTAAAAGAGAAAAAAATTATTGTTTATTCTGTGGATACCAAAAACTATGAGATAAGAATTGAAACTCATTTAGGTAGAGAGCACATTGTTGTTCCTGTTGTTATGATGGTGGAGGGTGTGCATTCTGGTAGTCGTGGCCCTTTATTCCATTCCGCAGAAGAGCTTGGTGGTGTTGTGGCAGCATGGAATGGGATACCTATAACTGTACAACACCCACAGCAAAACGGTATTTTTGTTTCCGCAAATAGTCCCAGTCAAATTGATAGTTCTGTGGGCAGGGCTTACAATGCCCACATGGAAGGGGACAAATTAAAAGCGGAAGCATGGTTAGATGTTCAAAAACTAGCTGCAATATCCCCTGTGGCAGCAGAATATATTAAAGAAAAACGGCCTTTAGATGTGTCCGTTGGTGTCTTTACTTTAGAAGAGGAAGAAGAAGGGGAATGGAATGGTGAACATTACACGGCTATTGCTCGAAATCATAGGCCAGACCATCTGGCACTTCTTCCAGGAGTTGAAGGTGCTTGTAATTGGGCAGATGGCTGTGGAATTCGTGTTAATAGTAAATATAAAACAAACGCAAATGAAATGAAAGACGAAAAACCTTTTCAAATTTACAAAGATTTGAATAAAAAAGGGCTTGCCGTTGTTCCAGTAGTCAACATGTCAGGTTATGTAGAACTATCGAACAAGGTGCGCTCAAAACTTGATTCCATGGATAATGAAATGTCAATGTACTTTCTTGAAGAGTTGTACGAGGACAAGCTTATTTATCGTATAAGGAATCATGCTCAGGACACCACTACTTTGTACCAACAAACCTACTCTGTTGGGGATGATGGTAAAGTTGAGTTGACCGGGGATGCTCGGGAAGTAAGGAAAAATATCACTTACGAAACTAACAAACGTAGAACTACATTTAATAACAATTCAAAAACAAAAGACATGGATAAACAAGTAGAAGCAAGAGTTGAAGCTTTAATTGCTAACAGCAATGCTAAGTGGAATAATTGCGATCGTGAGTTCCTTTCCGGTTTGTCTTTGGCAAGGCTTGAAGAGCTTGAAAAAGCTACCGTGAAAATCGAACAACCAAAATTGGATGCTAATGCAGCTATCCAGTTTCTGAAAGACAATCATCAAAAAGATGAAGATCTGCTAAGCTTGCTTTCTAAAGAAGCACAAGAGGCATACCAGACTGGTCTGAAATTGTATCAGGAAAAGCGCAAAGAGTACATTGGTGCTATTGTTGCCAACACTAAACAATGGAAAGAGGACGAGTTAGAAGGTATGGATTTTGCACTTCTTGAAAAGTTTGCAAAGTCTTTTCCTAAAAAAGATGTGGATCAACCTGTTGATTACAGTGGACAGGGAAGTGCACCATTGAACTTAAATAAGGGAGATGATGATTTCCTTCCCCCTACTTCTGCGTATGCAAGCAAAGGGGAGAAAAAATAATTGTTGAATTTTAAAAATTACAAACAATGACTAAGAGAACAATTAAATTGAAAGATTATTTGCATGTGATGGAAGAATATGCTGCTGTCGCTGCAATTACTCCGGGAATGTTGATTGAACTTACTTCCACAGGGGAGGTTCAAGTTCATGGTGCAGCAGCCGGGGTTGGTGAAAAAATGTTCGCCGATGAGGATCAATTCCAAGGTAAAACCATCGCAGATGCGTATGCAGTTGGTGACAAGGTTTCCTGTTGGTTGCCTCAACGTGGGGATGTGGTGTATGCTTTTCTTGCCGATGGTGAGAATGTAGCTGTTGGCGCAAAACTTGTATCAGATGGTGCAGGTGCTTTACAGGAAGTTAGTTCTAGTGAAGAGAATGTTATTGCCGTAGCTCTTGAAACTGTGGATTTGTCCGCTGCCGGAGCCATCGGTCGTATTATTGCACGTATTGTGTAGTGAAAAAAGAATATTTAATATTTAAAAATTAGAAATTATGCCTCAAGAAATTAATGTTGATTTGTTAGGACGTGGTGGAGGGGAAGGTAATCTTGCCACTCATATCCATACAAATGGACTAAATGTGAATGCTAAGCGTCCTTTCATTGGTTCAGATAACAAGCCTTATGTAAGTATTTACAAAGGTACTGGAGATCCAATGAGCCCAGAAAGCTATCAAAAGCTTGCTGTAAATGACGCAACTCTCCGTAAGGATGAGTGGAAGGAACTTGATGCAGCGGTTATCCGTATTGCTGAGTCTCGTCTTAATGGTTACAACGACCTGTTAAGCCGTAATCTTGTGTTCAACCTTGGAAATTCACTTGGAACAACTGTGCTGGAAAGTCAGGAAATGAGTGATGCAATGGAAGCTGAAATGACAATGGACGGTGTTCATCGTGGTAAAGGTGACCGTGCGCAGTTCAGTACCACTTACCTGCCTTTGCCAATTATTCACGTTGATTATGATATCAACGCTCGTGTATTGGCCGCAAGTCGTTCTCTGGGTAATCCATTGGACACTACCCAAGCTGAAAGAGCTTCCCGTAGGGTTGCTGAGAAGCTTGAAGGAATGTTATTCACCGATACAAGCTACAAGTATGGTGGAGGAACAATTCACAGTTACCTGAATTTTCCAAACCGTAACCAAGTTACTTTGGCCACTGCATGGGATGATTCCAGCATGACAGGTAAAAAAATTGTGGATGATGTTATTGCCGGAAAACAAACCCTGTTGGAGGCCCATTTTTACGGGGATTTCCAGGTTTATATTTCCGCCAATTATGAAACCCTTTTGGATGAGGATTACAATGATTACCGTTCCGGTACTATTCGTGAGCGTATTATGGCTATTTCTGGTGTCTCTGGCATTAAGGTAGTTGATATACTTCCTAATGATACCGTTTTGATGGTCAAAATGTCTTCTGAAGTTATTCGTATTGTACGTGGCTTGCCATTTACAAACGTTGAGTGGAAATCCGAGGGTGGTATGACTACCCATTACAAAGTGATGACCATTCAAGTTCCTCAGATTCGTTCTGATTACGATGGTAATTGTGGCATTGTCCATTTGACAACTGCATAGAAGTTAAATGAGAACTAATCATGTTCTATTAAAAACAAAATCATGGCATTTAGAAAAAATCATTATAGAAAAATAGGTGGGGGTTCTTTGCGTTTAGGCAATGGTACAAAAATCCAACCGAATGAAGATTTTTGGGCAATGGAACGGGAAATTCCAGAAACCTTTAAATCCACTATTGTTTTAATAAGTAAGGGTCAAAAGAAAGACCCGGAGCCCGAAGAACCTTCTTCTGAAGAGCCCGAAGAAACAAGCTCAGAGGTTGAGTTGGGAGCAAAGGTTGACGCTGACAATAAACCCAAAGAAACACCGAAAGAAACTACAAAAAAAGCTGTTGCCAAACCTAAAAGGATTGTGCAGCGTGACTCTTGAAAAAATGAGGAAGCTTAATTGGATAGTACCCACTGATATGTGGGAGGGTAAAACTGTATGGATTCTTGGTGGTGGGCCATCTTTATCTCGTCAATTTAATGTCCCGGATAAGATTATCAAGGGCATGGAACAGGGGGAACTGCCAATATCTGTACTTTCCCCATATATGAAATCAATCCATAATGAAATTGTCATTGGAATAAATATGGCTTTTAGAATTGGGGATTGGATTGATATGGTATTTTGGGGGGATCCTGGATTTTACAGAAAACCACGGGTGGAAACTGATCTAATTCGTTTCCCGGGTAAGAAACTGGCTTGTCACCAATCCTTTGCTAATCCAAAAAGAAAAGCAGAAGGAATTGAAACCATTGCAAGGGATAGCAAAAGACGTGGTATTTCTGATAATCCTGAAACAGTTTGTTGGAATGGCAATTCTGGTGCTGCTGCAATTAGTGTGGCTGTAAATGCCGGGGCAAAACGAATTATACTTGTGGGATTTGATATGAGTGTGGTATCTTCCCATTCCCATTGGCATAACGAATATGGTCATCCAAAAGTGCCCCCATTCAAAACGCACATACAAGGCTTTAAAGAAATTGCCGAAGATGCACAAAAAAGGGGGGTGGAAATAATAAATGCGTCCCCTAATTCAACAATCACCTTTTTTCCAAAGGCAAGTGTGGCAGATGTACTGGAAGGAAAATTAATAACACCTATTGTTATGGATACAGATTTTGAAAGAGGTCAGGGGGCTATGAATAAGTATCAGACTTTACAAGCCATCCACAGAATTGTTAATCCTGATTTATACTTAGAAATAGGTGTGGGGAGAGGAAATAGTCTTAAACGGGCGACCGCAAAGAAAATTGTTGCAGTAGATCCAAAGCCACGATTAAGGCAAGGTTTTAAAAACGCAAAAATCTACAAACAGACATCTAATGAATTCTTTAAGCAAGACCAACTCCACCAAACTGTTGACCTTGCTTTTATTGATGGTCTGCATTTGATTGAAAATGTATTGCAGGATTTTATCAATGTAGAAAAGCATTGCAAACAAGATTCTATTGTTGTTTTGGATGATGTAGCTCCGGCACACCCTATACAGGGGCAACGGACAAAACAATCAATCAAATGGGCAGGGGATGTATGGAAGATCGTTCCTATTTTAAAACAGTATAGACCGGATTTGGATATAAAAATGATTGACACAAATCCTACTGGAATGCTGATCGTTGCCAATTTAGATCCTGCTAATACTGTGTTGCAAAAAAATTACCAGACTATTGTAAAAGAATGGAAGGCATCACAAATGCCGGATGATGTTATGTTACGGGAAGGCGTTTACAAAGATTTAGATTTCTTACAGAATAACAACCAACATCTTAAAGTAGCTGTTTTAACACCAACTGCTAATCCAGACAGAAAACCGTTTTTAGATTTTTTGCAAAAACGAATTGCAAAGCAAACCCGGCAACCAGATAAGTGGCTTAAAGTGGATTATGAAAACACAAATGGACAAATAGATTTGTCAAATAGGTATAAGCAAGGGATTTCTCAATTGTTAGAAGAAGGGTTTGATCTTATTATATTTATGGAAGATGATGATTACTACCCAACCACTTATGTAGAAGAGATGGTAAATGAATGGGTTGCTTATGGTAAACCTTCTTTGCTCGGTGTCAGGGGCACAACTTATTATTATCTCAAATACAATGAGTACAAAAAATTTCCTAATCCATCTCATTGTTCTGCTTTTTGTACTGCTGTTTCTTCTGGCGTAAGTTATTTGGATTGCCCGGACAATATAAGGTCTTTTGATCTGTATTTGTGGCAAGCAAACCAAATGGGATCTAAAGTTGAGTTTATCACCCCTCCTATTGGAATTAAACATGGTGTTGGTATGAATGGAAGAAACTATCATCAGACAAGAAAAAATACAAAGCCAATGACTACTGATTTTAGTAAGTGGGTAGATGATGAGGCGTTTGTATTTTACGAACAAATGAAACAATTGTTATGAAAATAGTAATCTATACAGGTATTTCTAATGGGTATGATAAACTATCTGCACCTACGTACAAACACGATGGGGTGGATTACATTTGTTTTACAGACGATCCTAATCTGTATTCTGATGTATGGGAAGTCCGGTTAATTGAGAATTACCACCGTATAGATAAAGTAGTAAAGCTATTTCCTCACAAGTTCTTACCAGACTATGATATTAGCATTTGGGTGGATGCAAACTTTATAGTCCATAAACCAATTCTTAAACTACTCCAATATGTAGAAAAACAAAACATGGCGGTGTTCCTTCCCCCAAAGAAACACACTTTACAAACTGAATTTAAACTATGTATTAAACACAGCAGGGCAAATATAAGTGATTTACAAAAACAGCAAAAAGAGTATGTAGATTTCATGGCAAATCTTGTTTACGCATGTGGTATCCTAATAAGACGCCATAATGCCATAGATACCAAAGAAACTATGTTAGATTGGTGGAGGGAAATACAATACCATACGTATAGGGATCAATTGAGTTTTCCTGTTGTGGCAGCAAAAAATAATTTACATTTTGTCGTAATAAAAGAAGAACTTTATCATAATTCTTATTTCAAAATCAAGAAAACACATAAAAAATGAGAGACCCAATTATCATAACAGGCATTCCCAGATCCGGCACAAGTATGATAGCAGGTATTCTCCATATTTGTGGTGCATATATGGGTGATGTTAATAACATGTATGAGAACAAAGAAATAAAAAACAATATCCTTTTCCCGTATATGGATGAAATAGGGGCAGAAGTGACCGGGCAAATAAATCATCCTGATACAGACACCATTTCTATTCCTAAAAATTGGGGGGCTAAAATAACAAGTACAATAGTCAAACAAGGTTATCAAGATGGGCCGTGGGCTATTAAATCTAATTTGGTTGGACTTACATGGCCTGTCTGGAATTATGCTTTTCCAAATGCCAAACATATTATTGTCAGAAGAAGACCGGGTGATATTGTTAATTCTTGTCTTAAAACAGGGTATATGAATAAACATGATGATAAAGATGGTTGGATAGATATGTGTCGATCTTACCAGAGTAGATTTTCACAAATGATTGATGAGGGAATGAATTGCAAAGTTATTTGGCCACATCGTATGGCTTACGGAGATTATGGGCAAATATGGGAGTTAATAGAATGGTTGGGGTTAGAATGGAAAACTGAAATTCTTAATTGGATTGATCCTAAGTTTTTAAAAATACGTAAAAAATAGCAATCATGGTAAGAGTTACGGCAGCAGAAGTCAAGGCAATTATAGAGACTGATATGGAGGACACCAATGTTGATACTTATATTGGTAGTGCTAATGCTTCAATAGAAGGATGGTTTTCTGGAATAGCAGTAACGGAAAATATGCTAAAGGAAATAGAAAGATGGATTACTGCCCATCTTATTGCCATTTCCAAAGAAAGGCAAGCAAGGGAAGAAGGAGCTGGGGATGCATATATTAAATATGCGGGTTTATTTTATACGGGGCTGCAACAAACTTCATACGGACAGATGGCAATAGCAATAGATACAACTGGTATTTTAAAAAGTTTGGCTGGAAAGAATGTTACATTTTTTGCTGTTAAAGAGGGAGACTAATGGGAATTACTAAATTTATAGAAACGATTTGTGTCCAGACTGCTGTCCATTGGGCAAACAATGGAACTGATGGGTTTGGAAAGACTTCATTTGCCCTCCCGGTTGAAATCAAATGTAGGTGGGTGGAGAAAGATGAGATGAGTGTAGATGATAATGGAAAGGAGTTTGTCAGCAAAGCAGAGATTATAATAACACAGGACATTGCCAGAACAGATTATTTATATCTTGGCACATTGGTAGATATAGCATCAGAAGCGGATCCAAAAAATGTAGAAGGGGCGAATGAAGTAAAACGGTTTACTAAAGTCCCTATGATAAAGTCAACAACTGAATTTGTAAGAAAGGCGTTTTTGTAATGGCTAAAAAAACTAATAACACGTACAAAGGAAGCATAAAGGGTGTAGATGACTTTATGCGAAATCTTAATAAAACACTTGAGGATATACAATCAAGTATAACTAACAAAGGGTTTATTGAAGTTTCTATGCTTATTAGAAAATCAACAGAAACTACGACCCCTGTAACACCATTGGATACAGGGAATCTACGTGCAAGTTATTTTACAGTTATTAAAGGGAAAGGGGCAGTTGGAACAGTTGATTACCCTTTGCTAAAGCCAGCGGAAGTTTCATCTTCTGATCGGGCACTACAAAGAAATGTTGTTGCAGTTGCTGCATCTGTATCAAAGGCAAAAAAACATCCTAATATGATGTTCGGATATTCTGCCAATTATGCTGCTGCTGTTCATGAAATGTCAGATAGTGATACTAACTGGTCAAAATCTGGATCTGGTGGAAAGTGGTTTCAAAGGAATTTGGAAAATAATAAAAGTGATATTATTAAGATATTGGCAAATAATATTAAAGTAAAAAGAAAGGCAAAGAAATGAATTCCGCTGCAATAGATATAAAAACGATGTTAGAATCCGAAAGTGGTCTTGGGCTGGTTTTTGGAACTGATCTGTTTGTTTCTTATGAACCAGCATCCCCAGATAACTGTGTTACCATTTATGATACAGGTGGGGGGATGCCGGACTTGACTTTAGAAAATGGACAGTACAACCGGGATGATATACAAATAAGGGTTAGAAACAATAATTATGCTGATGCAATGAATGTTATTTATAATCTTGTTGGAATATTGCAAGGAAAGACGTATATTGTCAATAATATTTTCTATGCTTTGATCCGGGAAACTATTGCCCCGTATCATATAGGGTATGACGACAACAATAGAGCAATAATAGTTGTTAATTTTCAAACACAGAGAAGGAATGTTTAATTAAATTAAATTTGTAGATTATGGCACAAAGCGAAGCAATTACAGGACAAGGAACGAAGTTTCTAAGAGATGGTGTTGAGATTAGCGAAATCAATAGTATTGAAGGCCCTGGAAAATCAAGAGAAACTATTGATGTTACCAATTTAGCAGATGTAGATGGGTATCGTCAATATATTGGTGGTCTAAGAGAACCGGGAACGGTTACTTTGAACATGAACTTTACAAGAGATGGATTTGATCTTTTCAATACAGATTTTGAAAATGATGATATCCAACCGTATGAAATTCATTTCCCGGATGTAGATGAAACAATTTTTACATTCAACGGGCTTGTTACTGAATTACCTACTTCTATTCCTATTGGTGATAAAATCACTATGGATGTGACTATTCAGATTTCTGGAGTGGTTGCTGTGGAAGGAAGTTCGGCAAGTTCTAACGAAGCTTAATGAAGAAACATTGTAATTTTATTTTTACCTACTCACGGTATAATTTCTAAAACTAATAATCATGATTAAGTATTTAAAAACAGAATCCTTTGGAGAGCTTCCAATTAGAATTGCGTATTCAGCGTTAAAAAGATTTCAAGAAAAAACCGGAAAATCCTTAATGGACGAAGGTGCTTTACAAAACATTTATGGTGGGGAAATAGAAGACTTACTTTTCTATGCCATTGAAAGTGGATGCAAAGCTGAGAAAAAGACTTTTGAATTAAAACAAGATCAAATGGAAGAGGTCTTGGATGAATGCCTATTTGATTTTATTAAACTTATCCCGGCATTCTTTCCAAAACAAGAAGAATCGGCCATGCCTAAAGCATCCCGACCACAAAAAAAGTAAGTGCCCCTACCAGATTTGATTTTGATCTGACTTGTGGTGTGGCGTTAGCAACCTTACATATAAGTTCTGATGAATTTTACGATTTGTGTCCAGTTGAATTTACACATGCTATGACTATTATAGACAAACAGCAAGAACAGCAATTTAAGACTTCAATGGAAGTTGCTCGGTTTCTTGCTGTTCATTTATGGAATTCATCAGAACGGTCGTTAAAGAAACCGGAATTCACAGCACAAAAACTTATTCCTTTTACATGGGACAAGGAAGTTGAAAAAGAACCACAATCTATGAACGATATGCTTAATACCATGTTAGGTGTAGCAGCAAGGGGAAACGCAGCAGCGAAACGTAAGTCTAAAGGATAGAAAAATGATTTCAAATGTAAACATAGGTTCGTTAATTGCTTCTTTAGGGATTGACATGGATGAATTTGAGAAAGGCATTAAGCAGGTCAAAAAAGACATGAAATCTGCTGAAGATACTATCTCCGAAGGAACTGCTAAAGCAGGTAGAGATTTCAAGAAACTTGGAAAGGATGTGCAAAAAGCCGG